TTACTTGTCTTTATATATGAATCTATGAGTTAGCCCATTTTTGAATGTAATAGCAGTAATCTTTCCGTCGGCTGTGTAGATGGAGTCGAGAATAGTTTCCATATATGCTTTTAAAATATCTGGATCCACAGTGCTGACCAGTTTTTTGAAATAGATATATTTTTTATTTTTTAATTCTTTTTGAATCAGTAAATGACTGGCTTGCTTAATAAATTCCTCATCTGAAAGGAAGGAGGCTTGATCTTGCGTCATAAGCCCCAATTGCCTGTTGATATTATCTAAATGAGATGAGATTTCACTTTTCCGAATGATAAAATCTTTTTCCGACATGGAAGTCTCAGAATATAAATAAAGGTCCTGTAAACGCTGGAGTGCTCGCTCCTGCTTTTCTTTTTCTTTTCTGAGTTTTGAAAGTTCCGGATCAACAGCTGCCTTTTTCTTTCGTGGGCTCTTGACTGAAAAAATATAAGATCTGTCAGAACCATATCTTGACAGGAGATTAAAAAAGCTATTAAGCCCATTTTCTTCAACAGAAGATACTTCGGAGAAAACAGATCCGGATAAAAGAGCAGCGTTCAATTCATCTGGCGTATTTATTGTAGAAAATGTTTTCTTGGCGTTGAGCATATTCAGAATGTAATTGATAACGAATTCACCTATGACGATATCATTTACAGTAGGATTATTACATTTTTTAGTGTTGCGTCTTAAAGGACAACCGTAGTTTGAAGTACGATATCCATCAACATGAAGTCTGCCAGGGGTAGACACCATCTTACTGCCGCATTTATCACAATACATAATTCCTTGGAAGATATGTGTTTTTGTAGAAAGATGAACCCTTCCTGGAAGATTGTCCATATTTCGTTTGTTAGATTTCATAATACTTCTCATTGCTTGATGCTCTTCCAGCGTAAATATTGCCGGATGGTGATTTTGAATCATAACCCATTCTTCTTCCGGGTTGATTGTTCTGCTTTCTACTCCCTTATATCGATTATATCGGTAGATTCCTGCATAAAAAGGGCTTGAGGCGATGATCCATACTGAATGAGGGGACCAGCTTACCCCAGCTCGTGTTTTATATCCTTTTTCGTTCAAAGCTCTGCTGACATAAGCAAGTGACCGATTAAGCAGATAAAGATCTTTTAATTCACGGCAAATGGAGGCTTCGTCTTCACGTATGGAAAAGACTTTTTCTTTAGGATCATAACTATATCCAAAAGGAATGCGTCCACCGTTCCATTGGCCACCGTTAGCTCTTGATATCATAGTTGCTGTTACACGCTCAGATGTCATGTTTCTTTCCAGCTCGGCAAAAACCAATATGATTTTCAACATGGCTTCTCCGATTGCAGTTGAGGTATCAAATTGTTCGTTCTTACTTACAAAGGTTACACGTAGCGAACGCAGCTCCTCATACATTTCCGCAAAGTCCAATAGATTTCTGGATACCCTGTCTATTTTCCAAACCAGAACATGAGTGAATTCGCCCTTTCGGATTCTCCCCATCATATTCTGAAATGCTGGTCTGTCTGTATTTTTTCCAGAATACCCTGCATCTTCAAAAATTTCATAATTATCGGTTCCGAGGATGAGCTGGCAGTATGCAATTAAATCCTTTTTCTGCATGGGGATAGAGTCTTTGTCTACCTGATGAATGGTAGAAACTCGAATATATATAGCGACTTTTGTTTCGCGTACAGACGGAGTGTTGCCGATTAGATTAGTTCTCTTTCGTGCCATATGGATGCTCCTTTGTTGAAATATATGTAATATCTGTTTGACAAAAAGTATATGAATAGATATAATGTACTTAACAAGAGAACCGTTGGTCAGTGCACACCTGACCGCCGGATAGAGTAGTAACTAAAAAATAGCGCCTTACTTTACCAGAGCAGGGGCGCTATTTTTTATGCATTAAATTGATAACAAGAGTTACAACTGCACAAAGCATAATTACAAAGGTAAAAAGATCTCCATATGTAACCATCAGCACCAGCCTCCTTTCACATAAGTGTCCGGCGGCTGACATAACACCCCAACGGTTCCCCAGTTAAATATACTATTCTGTTTTTTCTTCTTCCATCTTCTCCATCATTCCCAAAAAGATACGTTTTCCCTTCTTGGATAACTGACGGTACCGCAGGATGATATCCTGTTCGTCTTCTGAAGCAATGGCACAGCTGTATTCAGAATTCCCTACTAAATAATCTATGGAAGTATCAAGGGCTTTAGAGAGCCTGCCGGCAACATCTATCCCTGGGATAACTGTTCCTGTCATGATATCCTCAAAGGAATCTTCGGAAATTTCTGATTTAGTGATCAGATCGGACGGGTTCAGCTGCAACTGATCCATCCGGTCTTTTATTTTTGCAGAAAGAGCAGGAGCTTCTTTTTGCTCTGTTGTAGAATATTTTTCAGTGGTCCGGCCAAGAAGATAATCTGCCGGCACGCCGAAATATTTTGCACACTGATTAACCAGTTCGGTGGATGGCTTGGTGTAGCCTCTCTCAATATTCGAGATTACCTGGGCAGAAACTCCTACAGCTTTTCCCAACTCAGACTGGCGTAGACCTGATTCAGTGCGGAGAGATTTGATTCGTTTTTGTATATTCATATAAAACCTTCAATTAGTTGATTGATTCATATTCATATCCATTTTCAGTTACTGAAATGTTACCAATAGTTTCAGTAACACTTCCTTCATTATTGATTTTTCCGTATGTTCCTAGTCCAGTAAAAGAACCGGCGAAACAAATCCCCGTACCATCATCACAGATGATAGAAAACCAATTGTAACCGCTATCCTTTACTTTGGCATTAAGAAAATTGACATAGCCTTTTTCCGAAATTTGTTTCAATACCTCCTTTGGAATGGTAATGAATGCGCGTTGACCAATTATTTGCGTATTAGAACCATTATATACATCGGCAGTCATTACGACAGCATTCATCAATCGTTGATCATTTTCATTATCAGAAGTTGCAGGAACCGTTTCTGATATTTCGGTAGATGTTTGATTTTCTGGTGTAACATTTTTATATTCTGATAATTGCTCTTTTAATTCTTGATTTTCGGTTTCAAGACTTTCAATTTTTTTGTTTAACTCATCAATTTTTTGCTGCAATTTAGAGGATGAAACGGAAACTGAATTTCCATTAGAATCTTTCATAAATACCTCTTTTTTTATACATAAAGGATATGCAGGTGCATTTTCAGATGCAAATACGCCAAAAACAGTATTTAAATAATCAAAATCCTCAATTCCGTAATCTGTAAATTCTTGTTCTTGAAAGCCAAATTTAACAACTCCCTTTTTACCAGAATTTATCGTATTGCAAGACATCCCCATAGAAATTTGAAAACCATCCACATCAGAATTATCCAAGGTGAATATTATAGAATCTGAAGATTTATTATCAATCATTATTTCTATGTTATAATAACCGTTTTCGTAAAAGGTACGTTGTATTTTGGCAGAATAGTCTTTGCCGTCATATATGTCAGGAGTTAAATTGTCTTCAGTTATATTTATGACGGAGCTATCTTCTGACGCAGAAGAAGATTCGTCTTTGGCAAATATATATATGGAAGAACTATTATTTGCAAACAATAAGGAACAGCAAGACAGAAATATAATAATACTTTTCTTTTTCATAGTTTATTTTCCTTTCCTGCTTCGGTACCACTCGAAGCTTATTATTTTGCTTGTTTATGAATCATTTTAGTAGGAAGAGCTTCTTCGCGCCTCTGCTCTTTTAATAACTTTTTCATATCGCCGATAATAATGTCTCGATTATCCTCATTTAATTCGAGAAATACATTTAAAAATTTTTGAGCAATTTCATCAAGAGGATTACCATAAGTTTGTTCTTCGAATTCTGGACCGCCTATAATATATTCATCCGAGACACCATAAAAATCAGCTATTGTATATATGTCAGAACGAAAAAGACTTGAATCGGTATAATAACCAGAAAGAATTTCTGTTTTTAACAAAGGTTTTAAATCTTCTATATTTTTACGAGAATGAGCAGCTAGTTTGGAAATTCTATTCGAAATATCACGGCATTCGATGAGTTGTTTTGTAGTAGAAGCATCATTACCTAAAAGATAATCTGTTGTAACACCGAATATAGAAGCTATATTTGCCAGAGTATCATTGTTAGGACTAGATACTCCATTTTCCCAGCTACTAACTGTTTGCTTTATTACCCCCAATTTACTTCCCAATTCTGATTGAGTTAAATGGTTTTGCTTCCGCAATTCCTTAATTCTTTTTCCAAGCATAATATAACCTCCTGATGAAATTATAGTCCAAAAAAAGTGGACATACAATAAAAAAAAGAAAAGTCCAAAAATAATTGACAAAAGCATTGACAATCCATAAATAATGGATTATTATAAAAATGTCCATAAATATTGGACAGAAAGGAGAGAAATTTTGATGGCAACAACGCTGAATGTATCGCAAAGAGTAAAAGATGCCCGTTGTGATGCCGATTTAACACAGACAGAACTTGGACGAAAGATAGGAAAGTCCAAGCAATGGGTATCGGAACTTGAACGAGGAAATATTCGTTTGAGTTATGAAATGGCAGTAGTTATTTCCAAGGTATGCAATAAATCCACCGATTTTTTTTGTACCTAAAGTCCATTTTAAATAGACTTTATATTAATTATATAATGTGGAGGAAAAAAATAAATGCCTAAGTTTGCTACAAAAGCGGCCGACAATATGTTTTGTCAGGCACGATACGAGGCGGCAAAGTTCAATGAACGGTTAAGTAGCCGCGAAGGAGCTGCTGAGGAACTTGGTGTTGACCGGACAAGGCTTGCACGAATAGAACTTGGCAGTGTTACCCCTTATCCAGAGGAAGTGCTTCTGATGGCGGATATCTATAGAGCTCCTGAATTAAAAGGTAATTATTGCCGGGAAATGTGCCCTCTGGGAAAAGGAATGCCAAAGATCGAGAATCAGGATATTGATAGGATTGCACTCAGGGCGTTGTGCTCATTCCGGAAGATCAACGAAGCCAAAGAACTCCTGCTGGATATTACGGCAGATGGAGTTATTACAGAGGATGAAAAGCCAGATTTAGAGAAAATCATAAACACCTTGAATGAGGTTAATGAGGTAACTCAAAATTTGAAAAACTGGATTGAAAAATCTTTGAAATGAGGGGAGGAGGTTTAATGCAGAAGAAATTATCTCCCTGGTGCAAGAAAGCCAAGATAGCAATGATTCAGAATGATATCTCTGTTAATGATCTGGCCGAAGAACTTGGCTGTTCCAGATGCTATCTTTCGTCAACTTTAAATGGAAAGAATACCAGCATAGAAATCAGAAGAAGAATCAGCGATTATCTTAATATTTCGGATTCAGATAATTAAAAGGAAGTGTTTTGATGGACCTTAAAGAAAAATTAAAAGAAATATTAAAAAAGAACTATGGAATTACATCAGACGCAGAGCTTCTGGAGGAACTGAACAATATGGAAAGTGTTGATCTTGGAATTTTTGTAACACAGATTGATACAGAGAAGACAGCATAGATAAAGGAGGTGCGAAATTGCTTACAACAGAAGATATGAAGAAATATCATACAACAGCTGAGAGAATTTTAAATGCGCTGGATAACAGTTCGGTACCGATCAGCTGGCATGAAATGGACAGATGCGCATTACAGAGCGCTATCGCCAAAGAATTGATCTTAATTGATAAGGAGGCAAGATAATGGATGTACGCAAAGTGCAAGATATGCGAAAGAATGTGGAACATCAGTACATTACAGAAGATTCCAAAACACGGATATATCTGTCCGTGGTGCGAGAATTTAATGAGAAGGAGTATGAGGAATATTCCAAAAAAAAGAAAAGAGCGAAAATAAAAAAGAGAATTCGCTTCTTGAAAAGGTCGATGGTTTACATCGTTCCTACAGCAGTCAGCCTTATCTTCTTCGGATATCTGAGCGATATGCTTTGCGCAATAAGGGGAAGCGCAGAACTCGGATCCGAATGGATAGCAATCCCGCTCATGTGGGTGTGGGTATACGCATTGACCAGATTCGCTGTAGGAGATGCATATTAAAAGCCCCAGATGCTTAAAGGAGATATGAAGTGTAGACGGCACTCATAAATCCGCATCCGAGGCTTTTGGGTCAGAACTTTAAAAAACAGGTTGGGCCTCATTTTTTAAAGAACACCGTCATTTTATCACAGATTTAGGAGGTAATCAAGTACATGCAGGAAATTTCAGGAAGCTTATCAGAGGTTATAAGAGCATACAGTGATCATAATTTGCTTGTCCCTGCGGCAACAGATGTGCAACTGAATCCTTTCTATAAATATCATGTAGAGGAAGTTGCAGTTGATCTGAGCGAAAATAGTGGCGACATTTTTAAAGTTGGTTCTGTTAAAACTGGAAAAACAGATAGCAAAGGAAATGATATCTGGCAGGATACATATTCATTATCCAAACCACTTCTTAACAAATTGGCTATGGCAGCTGGTATTCAGTTTAATCCACATCAGACATACGGTAGACGAATTGATAGTATCACATATCGAGCTCAGGCACAGGGAGCAATGAGAAAAGCGGATGGGACTTACAGATCGGAAGTCGACCAGAAAGAAATCTGTCTTGAGGATGAAGAAGATAAGTATCGTACAGAATTTTCTGATAAGGCGGTTAAGGGGATTACAGACAAGAAAGCGGCAAATGCAGCGGCAGAAATATTTAAAGGAAGCTGGGTTGATACGAAAGATAAATGGGGAAAGAAAGTTAAAGCTTATGTTATCGACGAAGCAGATAGAGAACGATATGTTGAACGTTCGGTAAAAGTAAATATGGCTTTATTAAAGAAGACATGGGCCGAAAAAGCAATGACAGGAGCAAAACTCAGAGTCATCAGAGCATTGCTTGGGACAAAAGGCTCTTACACAAAGGATGAATTAAAAAAGAATTTCGCGATTCCAACAGTAATATTCTCTCCGGATTATTCAGATCCACAGGTCCGGCAGGCAATGCTGATGCAGGGTATGAATTCTGTAAACAATATGTTCGGAATGCCTCAGATTGAGGTTAAGAATGTAGATTTTGCCACAGATAGCAATATTATCGATGAAGGTGACTTGGACAATCCGGCGTTTACTTCGGAACTTCCGGATGAAGATATGGGCGAAATTCAACAGGAAGCATTTGCCCAGCCCGAACAGGAAGAGCCGAATGAACCGGATCCGCAACCAGAGGAAGACAGAACTGCAGATTTTCAGTGCTCCAGATGCGGTACGATCATAAATGAAAAGGTTTATGAGTATTCAATCAATAAATTTGGTGAACCATTGTGTATCAAATGCCAGAGAGGAGGCGGACGCAGATGAAAATATTACATACAGCTGACTGGCATATTGGCCAGTTCAAAGGTCCTGTAGTGGACGGGGTAAATCTCCGTTCACAGGATACAGTAAATTGTCTTAATTATATGATTAAGGTTGCAGAAGAAGAGAAACCAGACATTGTTTGCGTTTCTGGTGATGTTTTCCATCAGGAGCAGATAGGTCCGGTAAGATATTCGGACGAAATGATTGTTGCAACAGACACGATCACAAAATTGGCAGGTGTTGCGAAAGCAGTAATCGTAATGAGAGGAACGCCGAATCATGATGGAGGTGGACAATTCAGAGTTTTGAGCAAGATGTTTGCAAATACTGGAAATGTACATATAGTAACATCGCCAACTGTACTCCGTACGCCATATGCTGATATAGCCTGCATTCCGGGATTTGATAAGCAGGAGTTCAGATCAAGATTCCCTGGTCTGTCTGCAGATGAAGAAAACGAAGCATGGACAAGCTATATATCCAGTATGGTAATGGGGCTTCGAGCTGAATGCCATAATACATCTATCCTGATGGCGCATTATACCGTACCTGGTTGCAACATGGAATCCGGTCAGACTTCATTCTTTACAAATTTTGAACCGGTTATTCCGAGAGAAGCATTGGAAGCTGCTGGCTATGAAGCAGTGCTTCTGGGACACATACATAGACCACAGCAGATCAACGGATTGCATAACGTGTATTACTCTGGCGCTATTAATGCCATGAATTTTAATGATGAGCATCAGAACAGAGGATTTTATATTCATGAGTTCATGGGTGGGGAGATGACATCATCTCAGTTCTGTGGAACACCTTATCGCAGATTCAAAACCATAGATTGGGACACGAATCAGGTAAGTGATTATATCGGAAACAGGGATGCATATGCATTGGTTACGAATATCAGCAGGGATATTTCAGACATGATTGTAAGAGTGAAATATAGTTGCACCAGTGAACAGAAAAAACTGTTGAATATCCCGTTACTGCAAAAGGATTTGTATGATTGGGGAGCCTTTTATGTGTCGGATATTGAGGCAGAAAATGCTATTGATGTTACGAACAGAGGATTACTATCAGAGGAAAGCGACCCGACTTTAAATCTCAAGAAGTATCTGGAAGAAAAATGCTTCAAGAATCCGGATAAGATCGTAGAACTGGCAGAACCGATTATTGCGGAAGCGATGAAACAGAGTACAACTGCAGAGATACACGGAGTATTCCGACCGATTTCAATAGCTGTCCGTAATTACAGAAATTATAAAGAAGAAAGATTTGATTTTGCTGATATATCTTTCTGTACAATCAACGGTGTAAATGGAGCAGGAAAGAGCAGCTTATTCATGGATGCGATTGTTGACTGCCTGTTTGAAGAAACTCGAGAGGGAGACAACAAGGCGTGGATCCGCGGTACAGAAGATGCAAGAAGCGGTTCTATAGAATTTGTATTTGACATTGGAGATAAGAGATTCAGGGTCGTACGTACCAGAACTAAGTCAGGAAAACCGACGTTGAACCTATCTCAGTATGAAGAAAATGAATGGCGAAACATTTCAAAGGAGCGAATTGCTGATACTCAGGCAGAGATAGAGAAGCTTCTCGGTATGGACAGCATGACATTCCGAAGTTGCGCTTTAATCATGCAGGATCAGTACGGATTATTCTTGCAGGCTAAAAAGGACGAACGTATGACAATACTTGCGAAACTGCTTGGTCTTGGAATCTATGGAGTTATGGAACTGGATTCAAAAAAGAAATTCTCCGAACAGAGAAAAGAGCTGGCTTCGAAAAAAGAAGCTGTCCGAATCAAAACGGATTTTATCAAATCCAAAGGAGATCCGGAATCTGAATTGCAGAAAGCAGAGGAAGATATTCAGCAGCTTAATAAAGATATTGAGGATTTAAGCGATACTCAAGGACAGTTGCTGAATAAACATGCTCAGATTGCAAAAGCAGAGCAGGAGTGCCGCAAAGCTTCGGAAGAATTGGATGATTGTCATAAGAGACGCAGCTCCATTTCAGATGAAATCTCAAGTAAGACACAGATTTTAGAAAACTGTAATGTCGCATTGGAATCAGCGAATGAGGTCAGAAAAAAAGCCGCCGAATATAAACAGTTGTCCGAACAGATTATAGAGCTGGAGAAAGACGTTCTTAATCATGACAATGCAAAAAGAAATCTTGCTGGGTATAATGCTGACATCCAGAATTGCCAGAATATCATAAACGATGCAAAGCGTCGAAATAACGACATTGCGAATCTTATTGAACAGCTTAAAGCAGAACTTCCGGATAATTTGGAAGAAAAACTGACGGAGCTGGCTCAGGTGAGGACACAATGCGAGGAATTACAGGAAAAAAGATATCTGGCTTCTGTTGCGGAGCAGGAACTGCAACAGATAAGAGCAACGTATTCTCAGCGTATATCAGAAGCAGAGAACAGGCGGAAATATCGTTTGGACAGAATTTCCGAGATAAGACAGCAGGAGGAATTTATGAAGAATTCCGGTTGCCCTGATATAGATGGAGCAAGCTGCAGGTTTCTCGCAAAAGCAATCGATGATGTAAAGAGTTTGCCAGAAGAAGCAGACCATCTGGAAAAATGTGAGGAAGAAATAGCAGCATTGAGGATCAAACGAGACGAAGAAATATCCAAAAAACAGGATGAAATTTGTGTTATCGGATATGATGCTGAAAGATTAGATCTTTTGACAACAAAAGCAAGTGCGCTTGTGAAATATGAAAACTTGAAAAAGGATGCCGAGAAAAAGAAACTTGAAATCGCCCGTTTAGAGACAGAAAAGAACACCAACAGTAAAACGATAGGGCAGTATGAAGAAATCCTCTTAGAGCTCAATATAAAGGCCCAGAAAGCAACTGATATTGTTGATATGTTATCTGATTCCGTTATTAAGTACGATAATGCTGTATGTAAAAGAAATTCGGTGGCACATTTTGCAGACCAGGAAAAGGAACTTCCGGTGTATGAAGAGAGAAAGCAGCATATTGATAAGAGACTTACTGAATTATATCAGGAGCGGAGCAAGGAAGATGCCAACGAACTTGTTTTATATAACAATCTTCGTGAAGCGGAAATAAAACTGGAAGAATTAAGAAAAGATATTGAAGGCAGTGAAGCTCTTGAAGAAGTTGAGAGAAGATTAAAATCTGCAAAAGAAACTCTGGAAAAAGCGCAGATTCAAAAAGGCGTACTGACACAGAGAGTTGAAGATGTTGAGGCGATGCGTTCTGAAATAGCTCTTTTGAATAAAGGTATTGCTGTTGCAGCTGAGAAAGCTGATTGCTACGAGGCTTTGAAACAGGCATTTTCACAGGATGGCGTTCCGCATCAGATCATCCGAAATATTATTCCTCACATTACTGATACTGCAAACAATATCCTTGGATCTATGACAGGCGGAACTATGGGAGTGGAATTTGTGATGGAACGTACCGTTAAAGGTAAAGACGGTGACAGAGCTACCCTGGACGTACTGATCAATGAGTACGGAAAGACAACTCTCCCATATGCTTCGAAATCCGGAGGGGAAAAGGTAAAGGCTTCACTTGCTATTATCCTTGCATTGTCTGAGATTAAAGCAACGTCCGCAGGTATCCAGCTCGGAATGCTGTTTATAGACGAACCTCCATTTCTCGACGATGATGGGACTCAGGCCTATGTAGATGCTCTGGAAACAATCAGACAGAGGTATCCAGATGTGAAAATTATGGCAATAACCCATGATGATGCTATGAAAGCTCGATTCAATCAGTCTGTAACCGTAATTAAAACAGAAGACGGCTCTAAGGTCATTTACTAAGGAGGCGTCTATGGGAAAAAGATACTATTGGCTTAAGCTGCCGGATGATTTCTTCCGGCAGAAGCCGATCAAAAAACTCCGCAGAATTGCCGGAGGCGATACATACACAATTATCTATCTCAAGATGTTGCTGGTATCTCTGAAAAATGAGGGAAAACTCTTCTTCGATGGAGTAGAAGAGAATTTTACAGAAGAGATTGCACTTGAACTTGATGAAGAAGAGGAAAACGTAAAAGTCACAGTCCAGTTTCTTATGGCTCAGGGACTCCTGCAACTGATAGACGAAAGCGAATATGAGCTTACAGAGTGTTCCAGAATGGTGGGATCTGAAAGCGCAAGTGCTGAAAGAATGAGACGTCTTAGAGATAAAAAAACGTCACAATGTGACATTGGTGTGACGCAACAGTTACACCTCAGTGACGTAGAGAAAGAGATAGAGATAGAGATAGATAAAGATAAAGAGATAGAGAATAAATACATTTGCCCGGAGGTGAACTCCGGACAGCCGCAACCGAAGGCGGAGATAGAGCCAGTTGCGGAGAGCAGGACGAAGGTGGAGATAGAGCCATCCTGTTCAAAGGCTGAGTTGAAGGTAGAGACAGAGCCGGCTCAGGCGGATGTATTTATCAAACTGCCGTTGATCAATGGGGATGATTACCTGGTGACAAAAGAATATGTCAAAGAGCTTAAAGAACTATATCCGGCAGTTGATGTAGAACAGGCATTACGCAGTATGCGTGGGTGGTTGGGTTCACACCCGAAAAATAAAAAGACCCCGAGGGGAATCAAACGATTTATCACAGGTTGGATATCAAGAGATCAGGATGAAGCATCTCGTGTGCCGGATAAGCCAAAGCCTGTTTTTCAAAACCGCTTTAATAATTGTCACCAGAGAGATTATGACTTTGCAGAGTATGAAAGGCAGTTGTTGAAACGTGAATGAAGAAAAGATTACAGGGACCGAAAAAGAGTTTTTGGATGTGTTCAGGCAGCTCTGCATCAGCAGGAGTTCGTGGCAGGTGTGGGCGGATCTTATGGCGGCAATGGCATGTACACTTGCAAATGCAGTAGATAAGTCATTGTCGAGACATACGGCAAGGGAAAAAGAGTATGCAGAGTGCATCAAACGCCTTGGAGGAGTGGAGAAGCCGGCCAAGTGCTTTGCGATTGTAGTTGAAGCACTGGAACGCAATCCAGATCAGGATTTCCTTGGGAGGTTATACATGAGCCTCGAACTGGGAAATCACTGGAAAGGCCAGTTTTTCACACCGTATGATGTCTGCAGATGCATGGCAGAGTTGACGATACATGACAATATGCAGAAACTGCAGAACAAAGAATGGGTATCTGTTAACGATCCTGCCTGCGGAGCCGGAGCAACACTTATAGCAGCGGCGAATACATTTCGCCGAAAAGGGTTTAATTACCAGACTCAAGTGCTGTTTGTTGCAAATGATATTGACCGGGTAACTGCACAAATGTGTTTTATACAGTTGTCGCTTCTTGGCTGTCCAGGATATGTAGCAGTTGCAAACACACTATCAAATCCAGTAGCAGGCAATACACTTATGCCAGAGGAAAGACCTGAACAGGAATTTTGGTATACACCGTTTTATTTCAGGCCAGAGTGGAATATGAGAAGACAACTTCAAATTCTTAGACACAGACAACGACGGCCCACATTATTTGGAAGAGCGCCGGAACAGATAACATTTCATTTTGATTTCGAGAAAGGAGAATACAAATGTCAGAACAGTTAAAACAGGAAGTGGACACTGCTGAAATCGACCGTTTAGAGACGGAAACGGACGTGGACAGTAAAACGATAGGGCAGGACGAAACAGAACTGCTAGAGAGCAAATTAGAGGACGAGAGCGGCAATGAAGTGAAAGCAGAGGATACTGTGTATTTGGGGAAAGCTTCACTTGCTGAGATTCTTACAGGAATGGCGGATCCAACAGAAGAGGAAATTAGAGCTGCAGAAATTGAGAATGCAAAGCCGGTAAAGCAGAAGGCTAAAGAAAAACTGGAAGCTGAAAAGAAAAAAGCAACCCAGAAGAATTTTGCTGAGCCGATCATTGCTTATCTGTTGAAAAGATGCGAAGAGGATCAGGGACTTGCTGAGGACGTAATGCAGGAGGGCAAGACCTGGAACAAGTGCTTTAACTATATTGCCGAACAGGCCAGAAAGCAGTCGAATGGCAGATCCACTGCAGTTGAAGACCAGGTTGTATATGAATGGGCAGAGGATTATTACCACAAATATGAAAAACCGGAAACCGCCAAAAAGGAAAAAGACAAAAAGCCTGCGACAACAAAAAAGACAGAAGCACCAGCTAAAAAAGTTACAGAAATCAAGAAAGACATTCAGGAAACAAAGAATGATTCCAAGGTTTCTGAAAAGCCAGAGAAAAAAGATGCTGCTTCCAAGCAGCGGAAAACTGAAAAAACAAGTACAAAAAGCAGCGGCCTGAACGGTCAGATATCACTGTTCGATCTTCTGTAGGAGGATGTCACATGGAAAAGAGAAAATTAGCACAGATTCCAAGAGAAGAAGCCACAGACGAAATGGTCAGGTTTGCTGAAAGAGCTGCGGGCACGCATATTGTTACAACAAGAGACATAGAAAAAGATCTTTTGATGATGACATTCTATCCCATTGATAAACTGAAGAAAGGAGAAAAGAGCGCTCAGTTAAGAACATTTTTTTCCAAGAATGATTACATATCACAGGATCTGACTGCTGAAAGGGTGAAATGGCTGACTGCAGCTTTTGATCGGATGGAATGTATTCACCTGTATGAATATCACTGGGATAGAGATAAGGGGAACAGATATACCCCAAACATGTTCTTCTGGACGGATGCAGACATTGATCGTATGCGTGGCTTTTTCAAAGAATGGAGTACAGAAAAAGATGTTAAAGACTGGACAGCTGTGACACGTTTTCAGGACATGGTCAAACAGCGGCGACTGGATGAAAAACATGCCAAGGAGACAAATCCTATTGATGCAGTCATGGGAACGGTTAAGGAAATTCCGGAAGAATTTAAAAAGTGGGTGTCTGAAAAGGCAATGTCGTTCAGCAGGTATCTGATATATTCACCTAAGTACACAAAGAAGTGGGTGCTGGTGAGATGTACACATTGTAACGGTGTGAAATTAGTAGACCGAACGAAAATTCGCTTGAGAAACAATGAAAAAGGCGTATGCCCGATTTGCGGAAGCCCAGTCACCATTAAAGCCAGAGGCAGGATGCCGTCACATATATGGGACGAGAGGATTGTTTCATTTATTGAACCAAGAGAAGAGGGATTTCTGTGGAGGTATTTTACAGCACACAGAGAAGTAAAGCCGGATGGAAAGATAAATGATGGATTATTTGAGATCGTAAGGACGTTTTACAAATTTGCACCAAACGGAACTCCATGCACCAACAGTTACGAATACAGGGACTATAAACAAACCGGTATTGTGCGGTGGTGTACAGATGAAGGGTACAAAGAAAGGTCATACTGCACCTTATATCCGGGAAACCTGCCGGAAGCATGGAAAGATACTCCAATGAAATACTCGGCGTTGGAAATTTTGGCGGAGAATAGACCGAGTGAACAGATACATTATGCAAAGGCAATCAACAGATACAGGGAGTTTCCGCAGCTTGAATGGTTTATAAAAATGGGATTGTATAAACTGGCCGCGCATCTAATCAATGAGTATCACGATGGTGCCTTTGGATATGAAAGCCGGAATGGAATCAGGGGACTCAGAAAAAACGGAAAAACAATATTTGAAATACTCGGGCTCACGAAGGAGAACACACGAATCCTGCAGTCTATTGATGGGAACATTGATGAATTGAGGCTATTGCAGGAAGCGCAAAGCTCCGGATACAACCTGAAAGCGGAAGAATTGGAACGGTTCTATAAACTCTTTGGATGCAATACAACGCTGATACGGAAAGAAAACAGACATTCAACGATTCATAAGATCTGCAGATATATCGAGCGCGAAGGTTCCGATTATCGAGTAGGAGAGCGTGGAGGGTGTTGGAGATATTCTTATATGCAGCACAAAGAAAGACCGGATATCAGGGAAGAACGTTTGCAGAATTGTGCCAAGGACTGGTTGGATTATCTGGCTTGGTGTAAAGAACTGAAATATGACCTCACCAATATGTTCTTCTATTTCCCGAAGAATTTCAAAAAAGTTCATGACAGGACAGCTGCGGAATATCAGGCAGTACAAGATAAAAAGGCCGCAGAAAAGAAACGTTGGGAAGAAGAACGGATAAAGCGAGAGGCTGAGGCCATGAAAAAACTTCTGGAGGAAATGCTCAAAGAGAATGCCGGCATAGATAACGCTTTCCTGATAAAAGGAAAAGGATTGATATTGAGAGTGCCAAGAGATGCACAGGAAATCAAGAATGAAGGAGCTGCCCTTCACCATTGTGTTGGAACTTACGTTGATCGAGTGGCCAAAGGGCAGACACACATCTTCTTTGTGCGCAGAGTGGAAGAACCTGATACACCATATTTCACAATGGAATATAACAAAGGTCGAGTGATCCAGTGCAGGGGCAGTCACAACTGCGAGATGCCGTCATCAGTAAAAACTTTTGTAGCTGCATTCGAGAAACTGATGAAAGAACGAGAAGAAAAGATAGAAAGGAAGTGCGGGTAATGGCTAAGCAGATTATAAGGAGCATTCGTAAAGGCTCGGTACAGTGGAATGAAGAAGACAGACTGCAGATGGTTTCAATGCTGGCGAAAGCAGGATATGCGGTTCAGATCGTAAGAAAAGAGATTCCAAGCAGTGAAACTAGAAAGACAACGCAGTATGAATATGTGATCGAATATGGAGAGAGGGTGGAGTAATGATCGCTATGAAACCTGTATCAAAAACAGGAATTGTTATTCGATACAATTTCGTGAAGTTGGAACATGAATACCATTATTGCCCGGCTTGCGGTGGTGCGTTGAATGCTGGACCAGATTACTACCCTGATTTTTGTGAGAAGTGCGGACAGGCACTTGATTTTTCTGGAACAGAATGGAAAGAAGATAGACAGATCGGGTTCGTGGAGCCAGAAGCCGTGTAAGAAAGGAGATAGAATGACTAAGAAAAGTTGTAGAAGAACAATGGATGAAAATAAAACCCACGAGAAAGCAGTAAAAATGAGAAAAAAGACAGATGAACAGCTGGTTCATTATGTGGAAGACAGAGTGGAGAAAGCCAGAAGTGAAGGGTTCAACGAAGGCAAGGCTTTAGCTAAAAATACAGCAAAGGAGTTTATTGTATTGCTTCAGCAGAATAAGATTCCGGGAATCGGAGCAGTAACGATCAATAAGCTGGTGAAAGTGGCAGGTGAGCATGGATACTTATAATCGTTCAATCAGAGGGCTTAAAAGCAGATCAAACGGCGAATATTTTGAAAGAATGATTATTGCAGCTTCCCGGTTCTATGAGGACCGGGGGATAGCTGTTATAGATAAAACCCCTGAAGCTTTTAAAGTGATCAAGCCGTATAACAGAGACAGAGGTCAGTTCATATGCTGTTTTACACAACAGGCTCAACCGGATTTTAAAGGCGCCCTGATGGACTCTACAATGGTTCTGTTTGATGCGAAACATACAGATAAAGGCCAGATCAGTCGGAATGTTGTGACAGAAGAGCAGGAGGAATGCTTTGAACGTTACATGAAGATGGGGGCCATGTGCTTCTTGGTAATATCCCTCGAATTCGAGGAGTTTTACAGGGTTCCATGGATTGTATTCAGAGACATGAAAAAAATCTACGGACATAAGTATATGAATCGTGAGGAACTGGCGCCTTATAGAGTTAAATATAGTAACGGTATTGTGAAATATCTGGACGGGATAACACTCCGGGAAAGGAACGAAGATGAAAGTACAGAAGTATGAGATTTCCAGAACTATTGATAAATTGAAAAGCATTGTGCAGAAGAACGACCAGTTTCCGGCATTAGGAGGCGTTCTGGTAAAGGACGGGTATTTAATCGCATCAAATACAGAAATGACCATGCAGCTCAAATTAGAGGCCTCTAAAGGCAGTTATTTCATCATTCCTATGAAAGCCTTTGATGTAATTAAAAATCTTCCAGAAGGAGAAGTAGATATTGATACAGAGGGTGAAAATATTGTCGTGATCAAGACAAAAGCTATAAAGAATAAATATCAGAGCTATCCTCCGGAAGAATTCAGCTTTGATGTTACAGAAGATCTGGATGCCCCAGAAGTTGTGATCAATGGCAAGAGGATGATGGAGGCAATTGGACATGTTATCTATGCAGCTGCAGACAGCAGTTCTGCAACACAGATGATGGGTGTGTACTTCGAAGGTGGAGAAAACAAGATTAAGTTGGTCGCACTTGACGGACATGTCGTAGCAGTTGATTCGATACCGACTGACGGTACCGCAGATATGAAGCTGATAGTGCCTAAAACAGTGGCAAAGAAGCTTGTGTCAATGGGAATTATTGATGATGTTGCTGTTACATATACAAAAAATAGAGCGGTATTCAAATCAAAAGAATATACCATTTACACGAGGTTAATAGAGGGTAAGTATTTTGATTACAATAGATTTTTCATGGCGGGAAAGATGAAAACTTATGTTTCCAGACTGGAATTAGTTGCGGCAATGACCAGAGCAAAGATGTGTACGGAAGAAAAGAAACCTGCAGTCTTCGAAATGAACGAAGATCAGTTAAATATTCGCATTGCCGACAGACTTACGGATTATCAGGAAGAGGTGAAGCTTCAGGATCCGATTCCTGAACCATTGAAAATTGGCTTCGATTCGAAGCTGGTTCTTGAAACACTGAAAGCATTCACTTGTGAAAATATAGCCATGAATTTCTCAGGACCTAAGATGCCGGCAGTTGTTGAAGCGGAAGACAGTGACATGAAAGCTATCGTGCTTCCAGTAATGATAAGAGAGGAATAAAAACTATGATTGAGATCTTGGATATGAAAGATGTAAAAGATGCAACACCAGAAGAACTGGAAGAGCTTCGTCGGAAAGGATTCCTTCCGAAAACCAGATCCAAAAGAATTTCTGGGAAACCACTTACTCCATATGAAAGAACCAGAGCACAGGTGGCTGCTACCGGGAATAGATGGGCAATGGAGAACTTCTACGCCACACACAGCTGAAAGGAGATATTCATGGGAATGTATCATAAGAACCATCTTGTTGGACCTGGTTTTAAAAGACGGGCAAAACGTCAGACTTCGAAAGGGATGAGAAGAGCTGTAAAGAAAAGCTGCAGAGAGCATTTCGAGGATAGTGTTACATTGACAAGGAAAAGCCATAATTTACATGGCATAGACTCATGGAAATTTAGTTGAGAGAAGAAAAAATGGCAAATTTATATAATTTATGCAGAAAGGACGGAACGGTGATGGAGTATTCCATCACTGCATCCGACATAGCAAAGCGAATTGGATGCGATCGACAGGATATCTATTCTTCGGCAAGTTATGCGCTCCTGATCAAGAAAGAGTATTATGTAGAAATTACAGATCGTCCGTTGAGCTGGAAGAAAGATATTGATCTGCTGACAGAATATGATAATGTTCGGAAAAAGTTTCTTAGGAGGTGCGGAAAGTGAAAATATATAAAGCAGTGTATGAGAGAGAAAACAAGTGCAAGGAACTTCACAAGGAGATGAATCTGAATGTGGGGCCGACTCGTTTGGTTCAGCCGGATTTCTATCTGTTGGTTGATGTGGATGACCTGCAGAAACAGGTGAATACTTTGGAGAACGAGGTTCACCGCATGAAAAGAGTAGAGGCAAGGAGGAAATGGCGTTATGGAAGAAAAAAATATTAAGATAACAATTAATGTTGAATGCTCGGAAAAATCTAGTGTAAAAAAAGAACAGATTGCTGGATATCTGCTGAGAGCTATTGCAGGAGTAGCTGCAAACAATAAATGCCTTATTACAAATTATGCATGTGAAATAAATGAGAAAAATGATGATAAGTTACAGGAGAAATATATTACAGGAAAACCTAAACTTACAAAAGACGAAAAGAGTTTCCTTGACGGACTGGATCCTTCGTGGAGTTACATGCTGAGAAATGGAAAAGGGCAACTATATCTTGCCAGAAAAGTTGAGTCTATGTACGGAAGTAACTTCAAATATTTGTATTTAGAGGGCATAACAAATGCAAAGTTTGATTTTGTTGAAGCAGAAGGCGAAAGCTGGCTTATTGACGATTTGAGAAAATTGGAGGTAAAAGATGAGGCTAATTGATGCAGATAAATTGATATTACATTTAAACGATTATGCCCTGCAAAAATCTCCAAGCGATGTAGAGTCTGCTGGGGACAGAAAAGTTTCAAGGGCAGTATATAAAGCAATAACGGATTGTATTAGAGCTGTGGACGAGCAGCCGACAGCTTTTGATTTGGACAAGGTTATGGAACAATTGGAAGATAGAAGTGCACTGGCAAGACCAGTAGGGTGGTCTAAAGCATATGAAATTATAATGCTGAAAGATGCAATCGAGATCGTGAAAGGCGGTGGAGTTGAATGAAATATCCAGAAGAAATGTATATTGATAGTCAGATATTCGCAGGGGATATGGATGGTTCGGAATCAAATCTGACAGAAAAAATCGTAAAAATAAGGGCTTCTCATTTATGCTGCGTATGTGAAAAACAGGTACCTAAAGGCGAAAGAATGTTGAATCAAAAAGCAATAGTAGAAGGACAAGGTTGGCGCAGTTGCTATATCTGCCTACCATGTGTTGAAAATTGGTTAGAAGAATCAGGACAAGTAGAGGATGGTGGAGTTAATGAGAGAAATTCTTTTTAAGGGAAAGAAAAAAGATAACGGTGAATGGATAGAGGGATACCTGTTGGATGGTGGAATGCCGGGAGAAAAGCGAATATTCATAGGGAAATTGGTAATAGGCAAATGGACCGTTATGGCGGATGAATTTGACGAAGTTGATCCGGATACAATATGCGAGTACACAGGATTAACAGATAAGAACGGCAAGAAAATCTGGGAGAATGATATTTTGATGTGTCATGGAAATTCAGAAGACCTTGTAAAAACGGTATTTGGAGAATTTGGTGTAAGAAATATTGAAACCGGGTCCATAGTAGATAAAGTTGTCGGATGGCATTATGAGATTATTCCGACAGATACAATCAGCAGATGTGAACCATTCTGCTATTCAATGCCACTGACCAAAGATTATATCGACAGGTGCGAAATGGAAGTAGTTGGAAGCATTTTTGACAATCCAGAATTAGTGCAAGGAAGCTTATGAGCCGAGATGATTATGCTTTTCACTGCGCATTTTCACTGCGCAGGATGCCGTTGTAATCATTGTGCAAACAATGTGGAAACAGGAGATAACTGTGCAGGGGAAGCGATAAAAGCCTGCTTCGTCTGTGACGAATGTAATTGGTATGATGGGAACTTTAAAAATAGAGATATGACATGTAGGCAGTGCGAAGATTATATTGTAACAAATCAACATGCTGAGTATTTAAGAAAAAGGATAAAGGTGATAAAAAGATGAAAAAACAGTGGAATTATGTTGAAAAAGACGGAAACCCGAAAAAGGCAGGGCTGTACTGGGTGACGCTTATTTATCCAGAGAGAAAAGATGGTAAAAAGACAGGAAAATTTATGGCTGAGGTTGATACCAGATATTTCGCAGATTTGGACAAAGAGCCAGATTTAAGAGGCTTGACCATGGACGGAGAACCAGATAGCGGTTTCGCATGGACAGAAGAATGCGGAAGTATTTCAGGAGAAAGAGTGCATGCTTGGATGCCTATGGAAGATATTAGAATTGCTGAGTTGCCGGAGGGAGTTGAAAACCGAAATTTTGAATCTATGGAGGTATAAGCGTGACAAGAGCAGAAACAACCAAGTTCCTTGGACAGTTGCTTATAAGTACCCGGTTTAACGGCGCTGGGAAGCACTGGGCCAGCGAGGTAAGTATTGATCCGTGGGGAAGAGACGCGAAAAGAGTTGATTACATGCAGTTTTCACCAGCTAACCAGTGCTCTATATCCGGGATAGAAAAAGGCATATTTACATGTTATGAGGTAAAAAGCTGCAAAGAGGATGTTTATAGTGGGAACGGTCTCAACTTCCTGGGTGAGAAAAACTATATTGTAACCACTATGGAGTGTTACAAGGATATTTTACCGGACTTTCGGAGTGGGAAACTTGCTAAGCATATGCGTGATCAGTTTCCGGAATCCTCCAATTATTTTGGAGTGATGGTTGCAATACCATACTGGGCAGAAATTACAGATGAATTCGAGAATCCTACACCGATAGATGGAAACACAGAGAGGAGTTGGAAGCTGGCGGCTATTTTATCATGCAGGCAGGGACCAAGAAAGAGATCTATGTCGGAATTATTATTTTGTATGTTGCGGAGCGGTCATTAAGGAGGATGAAGAAATGAAAAAATTTAAAGAAAAACGCATGGCAAGTTATGTGCTCAGAAGCAATGAACTGATTCAGGAAGGCAAAACAAAAGAAGCTGCAGAGCTATTTGGAAAAGGCTTAGGTTATTATAGTTCAAACATTATTCATGCCATTACGCCTTATGCAACCGCGGATGCAGGACTTATATCTACTGTTTTACGTTATTTAGCATCAGAAATCGAAGAAAAGAATCCTGGGGCAAAAGAAATGCGAGAATGGGCAGAAACTCATGTCGAAAAGCCGGAACTCAAAGAGATAAAGAGAATTAAGAAACCTAATTGTAAATAAGAAAAATATTCGATTGGAGTGAAAAGATGTTTGATATCGAAAAGGCAAGAGAAAAAAAGGAGAGGAGTAAAATAAATGAAGGAAGTTATATTTTACTTATGTGGAATCTTTAGCTGTATGATCATATGGTTCTTGTGGGCTATTATAGCCTATAAAAAGGCCAAAGAAGCCCCTTTGAAAGAGTATGCAAGGATTCATATTGATATCGAAAAAGCTATCAGAGAGAACGAAGAACAGATAGTGATAGCTAAAAAATATCAGCTCATTGAAGACCAGGTGATTAACCAGATGATTCTCCAGTGGAAGATAGAGTATCTGCAGAGCCAGAGAGAATGGTTATTTACATTACTTGGCGGAAAGATGGAGGATTCTCATGTACAGCAAATGCCAGAAATGTGGGAGAAAATTGACGGATCCGGAAAGCATTGAAAGAGGATATGGTCCGGAATGCTGGGGAAGTATCTTGCCTCATTATTCTATTGAACAGGAGGGACCGGAAGAATCTATTCCGGGCCAAATGACTATAGAAGATTTCTTGGGAGGTTTAAAAAATGGAGGAGAAAAGGATATGTCCTGAATGTGGGAAAGAGTATAGTTCTCGCCCGGCATTATCAAGAAAAGACAACAAAACAATGATATGTCCTAAATGCGGGATGATGGAAGCACTTGATGCAGTGCGAGATTTCTACGCTCCGGGAATGACAGATCAGCAATGGAAGCAATATAAAGAGGAGTACATGCTTAAATATATAAAGGAGAATTGATATGGATAAAAGTTTATATAATGCAAGCGGATGTAAGGACAGAACAGCACATGATGCGATCTGTGCAGCGGATAGAACCCGAACATTAGTGTACAGGGCAAGCAGGACAAAAAAGGATGAGGAAGCAGAACTGTTTGTGAAGATGGTCAAAAGACTTGCAAAAGGATTTGGGTTCAAACTCTGTGACAGAATCAAATTCGAGGATCCTGAGACTGGAAAGAAATATGTGTGAGGTGGAGCATGGATACAGAAAAACAATTCGTTGTTATGAGCAAAAAAGATGTTGAAGAAATGATTCAGCAGGCAGCAGTGGCAGGAGCCCAGGTCGCAAGCGATACAATGCTGGTGGCTCAGCGCCGGGCTGAAAAAGAAAGAATAGACCGAAGACTTCACAATACAGAATTGCTCCTCAGAAACTACAGGACTCTCAAGGCATCCTGTGAAAATGCTGTATATGAATCGAGGGATTCAAAAAGAGAAGAGGTCACAGAAATACTGGAAGACATTATGGAGATGAAAGACGACAAGGTTATTGTGGAATCAATACGGACTTCTGCCAAAAGAACAGCTCTCATGGTGCAACATATAGATAAAATGCTCGATGTATACCGCATATACTGTAGCAAGATATCAGACAGGGACAAGAGGCGTTATAAGATCATCAAGGATCTGTACATTTCGAAGAAACCAATGAAAATTGATGAAATTTCGAAAAAATATTCAGTCAGTAAAGTGACAGTATACGAAGACATAAAAATTGCGAAAGAGCGCTTGTCTTCATTGTTTTTTGGCATTGACGGACTGAGAATTTTTTGAAAAAACAGAAAATATCGAAAACCGTTAACTTAACATTGACTTAATAACGAAAATGGTGTATGATAATCGAGTAAAATTTTATCATGAGCCATGAGCCATCAGAGTGAAATCTGGTGGCTTTTTTAATGTAAACCTTTGGACGGGAGGGATATAAATGTAAAGGTAAAATGCTCCTTTAGAAAAATAAAGGAGATTATACATGAATGGAATAATCATGCTGTTTGTTTATGCAGTAATCATGATACTGGCGACAGTGACCATGACTAAAAAAGAAAAAAATGTAGTAAATTTTTGTGTTGGAAGCCGGTCTGAGAACTGGATCCTGTCCGCACTGAGTATTGCGGCGACGTGGATCTGGGCGCCGGCTTTGTTTGTTTCAACAGAAAAAGCATATTCGGCCGGATGGATTGGGCTTTTCTGGTTCTTAGTGCCAAATGCTTTATGCTTGGTGATATTTATTCCGTTTGCAAAGAGAATCCGGAAAGAAATGCCAGAGGGAATGACACTTTCGGGTTACATGAAAGAGAAATACAGTTCTGATGGGGTAAAAAGAGTTTATCTTTTTCAGCTGATCGGACTGTCCATGCTGTCAACAGGTGTTCAGCTTCTTGCAGGAAGCCAGATCCTGAGTGCAGTTACAGGAATTTCATTTAGAACCATGACGATCCTGCTTGCCATTATTGCAATTTCGTACTCTTTGTTTTCTGGAATCAAAGCATCCATGCTGACCGATGCAATTCAAATGGTATTCATGCTTATAGCTTGTAGCCTATTTGTTATATTTGGAGTAAGAAATACAGGAACACAGGGCATTATACAGGGCCTGGGCGGTATATCAGGAGATTGCACAACACTTTTCTCTGGAAGGGGAATTGAGATATTCCTGTCTTTTGGTCTTCCTACAACAATCGGTCTATTATCTGGACCGTTTGGAGACCAGAGTTTCTGGCAGAGAGCGTTTGCAGTAAAAAAAGAGAAGCTGGGAAGAGCGTTTCTTCTTGGAGCAGTTCTTTTTGCGGTGGTTCCGCTGTCAATGGGAATTCTTGGATTTATGGGAGCCGGTGCAGGATATCAGGCACAGAACCTTGGAATCATCAATTTTGAATTGATCCGCCACTTTTTCCCGTCCTGGGCAGTATTGCCGTTCCTTTTCATGATTGTTTCCGGCTTGCTGTCTACAGTGGATAGCAACCTGTGCGCAGTATCTTCGCTTACGACAGATATTGCAGGAGGAAAAGACATCAGGAAGACCAGAGCTGCAATGGCAGTGCTTCTGATCGCTGGCATTCTGATTGCAAATATCCCGGGAATTACAGTGACACATCTGTTTTTGTTCTATGGCACACTGAGGGCGTCAACATTACTTCCAACAGTCATGACACTGAAAGGGGTAAGACTGAATGCAAAAGGGATTATCACAGGTGTGGTTGCTGCACTGGCTGTAGGGCTTCCTGTATTTGCCTACGGCAGCGTTTTGAATAGTGGACCATATAAAACACTGGGAAGCTTGCTTACAGTCCTGTTGAGCGGAATTATTGCCTTGGCCGCTTCCGGAAAGGAGAGACGCTATGCTCGGTAGAAAACAATCCGTTCGAAATAATGAAGACTGGAAGAATGCGCTTGATCACATTGAAGAGACGGTGTCAAAGAAAGAACTGGATTCCCTTGTGAAAAAGACAGTGAAAGACATCAAAGAGAAATGCAAGGGGAAAAAGGCAGCCTATGCATGGAGTGCGGGAAAAGACTCCCTGGTACTTGGAGAGATATGCGAGAAAGCTGGCATCGATCAGAGCGTCCTTGTGAGATGCAATCTGGAATATCCGGCATTTATTGCATGGATAGAGCAGAATAAACCTTCTAACCTTGAGATTATCAATACCGGACAGGACATGGAATGGCTGAAAAAGCATCAGGATATGTTATTTCCGGATAAAAGCAATAAGGCAGCGCAGTGGTTTCACATTGTACAGCATAGAGGACAGGCGCGATACTATAAAGAACATCAGCTGGATATACTCCTGCTCGGACGCAGAAAGGCAGACGGCAATTATGTTGGAAAAGATAATATCTACACTAATTCAGCCGGAATCACCAGATACAGCCCTCTCGCAGAGTGGAGACACGAAGATGTCCTTGCGTATATTCACTATTATGATGTGAAACTCCCGCCCATATATGACTGGGAGAAAGGATATTTATGCGGTACACATCCATGGCCTGCCAGACAGTACATGGAGACAGAACAGCAAGGTTGGAAAGAAGTTTACGACATTGATAAGACCATAGTTGAAAATGCAGCACAGCATTTCGATGGAGCCAGAGAATTTTTAAAAGCTATCAAATAGCCGGTTGCAGCCGGAAGCCATTGCCCTTCAGAAATGGAGGACAAGCAAGATGAAAGTAACAATCAAAAAATTGAGTGTTCTGAAGCATCCTGAGAAAAATGTCAGGATTCATTCAGAACAGCAGATCAGGGAACTGAAGAGATCACTTGAAAAGTTTGGTCAGACACGAGCGCTGGTCATTGATGAAAACAATATCATTCTGATTGGTAACGGTTTGTATGAAGCTATGGTGAGTCTTGGCTATCAGGAAGCAACTGTATATGTAAAAGCAGGGCTTTCTGAGAACGATAAAAAGAAACTCATGATAGCTGATAATAAGACCTATGCTCTTGGAATCGACAATCTGGAAACCCTGAATGAGTTCCTTGAGGAACTGCAGGGGGATCTGGATATCCCTGGATATGATGAAGAAATTTTACAGCAGATGGTCGCTGATGCGGATGAAGTTACCGAAAAACTCTCTGAGTATGGAACTTTAGATGATTCCGAAATCCAGAAGATTAAAGAAGCAAATGAAAAGAGAGAACAGAAAGCCGCAGTGGATACACAATCAGCTGATAATGGAGAGAGCAGCCCGGAAAAGCCGAACCCGCAGAACGAACAGCCAGCAGAAGAGCAGAATGCCACTGAAACCGAACCAGAGATCACAGAGACCAGAAGGTTTGTTGTCTGCCCTAAATGCGGTGAGAGAATATGGCTGTAAAACGCTGCGAATCAAACATTGATGTTGTGAAGGCTGCGGAAATCCGAATAAAAAATGTATTTGGAAATGGTCTGCCAGTGTTCTTTTCTTTCAGTGGGGGAAAGGACAGCTTGTGCTTGGCACAGTTAATGGTAAACCTAGCCAACCGTGGCGAGATTAACATGAAACAGCTTACCGTGCAATTCATAGATGAAGAAGCAATATTTCCTTGCATGGAAGAAATGACAAAGAAATGGCGCAGAATCTTTATGATGATGGGAGCTAAATTTGAATGGTATTGTGTAGAAGTAAAACATTACAATTGCTTTAACGAGCTGTCGAATGACGAGACATTTATTTGCTGGGATTCAACAAAGCAGGATGTGTGGGTACGACAGCCTCCTTCTTTTGCAATAAGGAGTCATAAACTGTTAAGACCGAGGATTGATGCTTATCAGGATTTCCTGCCACGAACTACTGTATCAGGTATTACGATGGTCGGAATCCGTACAGCGGAATCCGTGCAGCGTCTTCAGAATATTGCGTCTATGACAAAAGCCGGAAACAGAATGACATCCAAGAAGCAGGTATTTCCAATCTACGACTGGACTGATAATGATGTATGGCTTTTCTTACTGAGGAACTATGTAGATATCCCGGAGATATATCTGTTTCTCTGGCAGTCAGGATCCAGTAAACGTCAGATGCGGGTATCGCAGTTTTTTTCTGTTGATACAGCCAGAAGCCTTGTGAAGATGAATGAGTATTATCCAGATCTTATGGAGAGGGTCATTCGGAGAGAGCCGAACGCATATCTGGCCGCCCTGTACTGGGATAGCGAGATGTTTGGCAGAAGTTCCAGAAAGCGGAAAGAATCTGAACAGGGACAGGAGCAGAAAGATTACAAACAGGAATTGATAAATCTGTTTGATCATATGGAAATTTTTGATACTCCGCATAAACGGCATGTAGCAGAGAGATACCGTAATTTCTTTATTGCAGTATCTGCTATTGCAACACCGGAGGACTGCAAACATATTTACGAGGGTCTGATATCTGGTGATCCTAAGATGCGGACGTTCAGGGCACTGTATCAGAGAATATATGGACGGTATATCAATAACGCAAAGAAGGAGAGAAAACATGGATAGTAAGTTAACAGCGCCGCTGTCCACGTTGCGTTGGGTGGACAGAAATTTATTAAAGCCGAATGACTATAACCCGAACAAAGTTTCGAAAGAGAACTTAAAACTGCTTATTCAGTCTATTCTTACGAACGGATGGACACTTCCGATAGTAGTCCGACCGGATATGACGATCATTGATGGCTTTCATAGATGGACAGTTGCAGGAATGGAGCCTTTGCTTTCAAAACTGGATGGCAAGGTTCCTATAGTTATTGTGGAGCATAAAGAGCATTCAGAAGATATTTACGGTACCGTTACTCATAACAGGGCAAGAGGTACGCATTTGTTGGAACCTATGAAGAAAATCGTAAAAGAACTCATGGATGAAGGCAAAACTGTAGAAGAAATCGGTAAACAGCTTGGAATGAGACCGGAAGAAATCTTCCGATTGTCTGATTTTTCAAAAGAAGACTTCTTGAAGATGATGACAAAAGGGGTGACGGGATATTCAAAAGCTGAATTTATCACAAAAATTTAATACTGTTCTATTGTACATAGAACAAAAAGCGGGGAGAGGGAGTGCAACCTCTCCCTTTTGCGTATGCCGAAATAAGATGATGGAAGGGAGGGGTGTCCATTGGCAAGGGCAAGAAGTCCCAACAGCATTGAAGCTGAGGAAATGTATAAGAACGGGATGAAACTTGTTGACATTGCCAAGAAGTTGGACGTCCCGGCCAGTACAGTTCGACGCTGGAAATCAACCCAGAATTGGGATGGGGATGCAAAAAAGAAAAAAAACGAGCGCTCGCAAAAGAAAAAAACGAGCGCTCGCCATAAAGGTGGACAACTTGGAAACAAAAATGCTGTAGGAAACAAAGGCGGTCCATTGAAACCGGGAGATAAGATTGCAGAGAAACACGGAGCGTACTCTTCCGTATATTGGGATGTCCTTGATGAATCTGAAAAAGATATGATCGAAGATATTCCGATGGATGAAGAAATGCTCCTGATCGAACAGATTCAGCTCTTTGCCGTGAGGGAAAGACGAATCATGGCGGCAATCAATAAATACCGGAATATGAATGGAGAAGTATCTTTGTTCGGCTTCGCCAGAACTGAAGACAAGCGAGCTTTCAAATCAGATGAAGATAAACAGCTCTATGAAGAACGCATTGAAGAAAAGGTTGCTTCTGGAGATCGTCTTCCGGGTAACACATATAACATGATGACAAATATGGAAAACAAGGACAATATGATTGCCAGACTTGAAAAAGAGCTGTCAACTGTGCAGTCGAAGAAGACCAAAGCCATTGAGGCACTTGCGAAGCTGAGACTGGAGAAGCAGAAGATTGCCGGAGAAAGCAAGGGCAATGAGGTTGTTCGTGCATGGGCTGAAGCTGTAGTGAAAGCAAGGAGGGAAGAGAAACATGATGGATGATACGGCGTTCTCTGAGTTCCTTGACGAAAGCATTCCCTTGTGGCGTGATGATCCAGTCATGTTTTTTCGGGAAGTTCTGAATTTCGAACCAGATGAATGGCAGGCACAAGCAGCTAGAGACTTGGCTGCAAACCCAAAGGTAAGCATTAAATCCGGACAGGGTGTTGGAAAGACTGGTCTTGAGGCAGCGGTGTTCCTGTGGTTCGTTACCTGTTTTCCACACCCAAGAATCGTTGCGACAGCACCAACCAAACAGCAGTTGCACGATGTCCTCTGGTCTGAGATTTCCAAGTGGATGAGCAAGTCCGAACTGCTCTCTATACTTCTAAAATGGACAAAGACATATGTTTATATGGTTGGAGAGGAAAAGCGTTGGTTTGGTGTTGCCAGGACTGCTACAAAGCCAGAGAATATGCAAGGTTTCCATGAAGATAACATGCTTTTTATCGTTGATGAAGCTTCCGGTGTTGCGGATCCAATCATGGAGGCTATCCTTGGTACCTTATCTGGAGCAAACAATAAACTTCTTCTGTGTGGAAACCCAACGAAGACGTCTGGAACCTTTTATGATTCCCATACAAGAGACAGGGCATTGTACAAATGCCATACGGTTTCTTCTATGGACAGCACCAGAACAAATAAAGAGAACATAGATTCTCTTGTTCGAAAATACGGATGGGATTCTAACGTGGTCCGTGTTCGTGTCAGGGGCGAGTTCCCGAACCAGGAGGACGACGTATTTATTCCGCTGAGCATTATTGAACAATGTAGCAGCAGGCTTTTAGAACTGGATGATACAGATGGAATGCAGTTTGTATCATTGGGGGTGGATGTGGCCCGTTTCGGAGATGATGAAACGATCATATATCGTAATTATCATGGTCATTGCAAAATAGTCCGGAACAGGCGAGGACAGAACCTGATGGCCACTGTAGGGGATATCGTACAGGAATTCAAGAAGATATATAGAGAACATCCAACGTATGAAGGCAAAGTATATGTGCAGATTGATGATACAGGACTTGGAGGAGGCGTCACTGACCGACTAAAGGAAGTCCGGAAAGAACAAAAGCTGTACAAGATGCAAGTTATCCCGATAAATGCCGCTGAAAAGATTGAGACTGATACGGCAGCAGGTAAAGATGCAGCTGAAAGGTACAATAACCTGACTACCGCTATGTGGGCCAGTATGCGAGATCTCCTTGATAACAAACAGATTGTTATTGAAGACGATGAGCAGACGATTGGTCAGCTTTCTTCCAGAAAATACACCATGGCCAGTAATGGAAAGCTTGAGATTGAACCAAAAAAGGAAATGAAGAAAAGAGGACTTGATTCTCCTGACCGGGCAGATGCTCTTGCGTTGGCATTGTATCTTGGAAAAATCAAGAAGCACACAGGTACGGCACCAAGTGCAGGTGCTATGCAGAAATTGTCAAAAGATAATTATTGGGGCTGATATAGCCAGAAAGAGAGGTGATGAAGATGAAAGAGTATGGACGGATTGGACAGAAACGCTGGGAAGGCGTGTTTAATGAAGAGTTTCTTCCTGAACTATCCGGAATAAGAGGCGTGAAAACGTATCGTGAGATGCTCGACAATGATGATACGATTGGAGCGATAATGTTTGCTATAAAAATGCTGATTCGTCAGGTTAAATGGCATATTGAGCCGGGCGGTGATAGTGCAAAAGACCGGGAAGCAGCAGAATTTGTAGAATCGTGTATGGACGATATGCAGAATACATGGACTGACACCATCTCAGAGATTTTATCATTTCTCGCATACGGTTGGAGCTTTCATGAAATTGTCTACAAGCGCAGGATGGGAAAAACAAAAAATCGAAAAACATCAAGCAAATATTCAGATGGACTGATTGGATGGCAGAAGATTCCGCCCAGAGCGCAGGATACGTTGTACAGATGGGAATATGACGATAAAGACAACTTAATCGGAATGACTCAGCAACCTCCGCCGGATTATGGATTGCTTACCATCCCGATCAGCAAAGCAATGCTGTTCAGAACAGAGAGCATAAAAGACAATCCTGAGGGACGAAGCATTCTGAGAAACGCCTATCGGTCATGGTACTTCAAGCGCCGCATACAGGAAATCGAGGCAATTGGAATCGAAAGAGACCTTGCCGGACTTCCGGTGTTGCACGCACCAGATGGTGTAGACATATGGGACGATAAAGACCCTGAGTTGGTATCTATTAATGCAGCGCTTACATCCATGGTCAAGAACATCCGCAGAAACGAATATGAAGGGCTTGTTCTTCCAGCTGGATATGAAGCTGAACTCCTGAGCACTGGTGGAACCAGACAGTTTGACACGAATGCCATTATCAACAGATATGATGCAAAGATCGCGCAGACTGTTATGGCGGATTTCATCATGCTGGGGCATGAGCAGACAGGAAGCTTTGCGCTGAGTGAAGATAAAACAGAACTGTTCGCAGTTGCTCTTGGGGCGTTCTTGGATGTCATATGCGAAACATTCAATAATCAGGGCATTCCATCCCTGATCGACATGAATGGTGCTCATTTTGATGCAATAACAGATTATCCACAGCTTGCACATGGCGATGTGGACAAGAGAGATATCACGAAGCTGTCTACATTCCTGAAAGACATGGTTGGAGTTGGAATCCTTATCCCGGATGAAGATCTTGAGGATTATGTAAGAGAAGTCGCCAACCTGCCGGAGAGAACGCTGTCAGATGATCCTAGAAATAAGGATGAACAGCGGGAAGCACAGAGAAGGTCGCCGGAAAAAGAAGGCAAAACATCAGAAGTTGAGCCTGAGGAAAATCAGGAAATCGAAGAAGCGAAGAAACGGTTAGGCAGGTGAACATATGTTGAAGATGCGGGCAAGGTCTCGAACGATTAAAAAAAGCGTAGAATCACAGAAGGTTCTTGAAGCCCTTGATAATTATCTTGAGAGTAACCTGGACGAGCCGATGAAATGGCTTGTAAGGTTCTGGAAAGATCAGGCAGCGGTTATGCTGTATAAGGACTTGCGGGAGATTGTAATCGGAGAAGCGGATCCGCAGAGCCTGTTTGATCAATGGTTCTCAGATTATTCTGTCTTTCTTTCCTCGAAAATGACAGCATCATGGGAAAGCGCTTATTTTGCGGCGTGGAATTCAACAGCTGAATTTGTTGGCCTGGAAGAAAAGATTAGTTCAGAAATCTATGTGAGAGATTGGATTATAAATCGAACAGGTAACTTGATTACGAATGTCTGTAGTGATCAGGTGAATGCGGTCCGCTATTTGATTGCAGAAGCCCAGTCATTAGGTATGGGTAGCGATGAAACTGCTCGATATATCCGGCCAACGGTTGGCTTGACGGAGAGGCAGGCAGCAGCGAATCTGAGGCATTATAACAGTGTGAAGACTCAGTTGAGAGCAGATCATCCACGCATGAAAGAAGAATCTATTGAGAGAAAGGCCAGGACAGCGGCTGCGAAGTATGCTGAGCGACAACAGAGATATAGGGCTGAAACAATCGCCAGGACAGAGATTGCACAGGCATACAATGCGGGAGCAGATGCTTTCATCAGAGAAGCCATCCGGCATGATTTGATGCCGGAAATGAAGAAAGAATGGTCAACTGCTCTTGATGAGAGAGTGTGCAAAGAGTGCCAGGCTCTTGAGGGCGTACAGATTAGTATGGATGATAGTTTTGAGACACAGTCAGGAAGAAGGAATGTAACAGTATTATTGCCGCCATTGCATCCTCGGTGCAAATGCGCGGTCAAATATGTGGAGGCAACATATGAAATCGTTTAATGAAATCATGAAGATAAGAGATGAACCGGAATCGAAAGACATACCGGTTGAAAAAAGAAAATTTCAGATCAAGAAATCCGATGATGAAAAAATGCAGGCGTTCGGATGGGCCAATATTTCGATTACCGCAGATGGAGAAGTGCTGGAAGACCTGCAGCATGACATCATCGAACCAGAGGAACTGGAACAGGCGGCATACAAATTTGTTGATCTTTACCGGGAAGGTGGAGAGATGCATATAAGAGGCGGCGTTGCCAGACTGATTGAAAGTGCAGTATTTACAAAAGAAAAGATGGAAGCTATGGGTATTCCAGAGGGAACACTTCCAACGGGATGGTGGATTGGTTTTCAGGTAACAGATGCCGATGTATGGGAAAAGGTTAAAGATGGAACATACTCTATGTTTTCCATAGAGGGAGAAGCAAAGAGAGTAGAAGTGGAAGATGAAGAATCTGATCAATAGGCACCGGAAACGGTGCTTTTTTGATAAATAAAGCGAAAGGAGGGAATGACTTGGCGACAAAACTTGAAGGTCTGCATATAAAGAAAGTTGATTTTGTGGACCAGGGAGCTAACCAGATGGCAAATATTAAGATAAAGAAAAGCAAGGATGGGGAAGAAATTTCAAATCCAGAGGTAGGTCTTTTCAAACGATTTGTGAACTGGATTACGGGTGAATTGAGTAAGTCAGACTCAGAGATTACAAAATCAGCAACAACATTCAATGAACAGATCAACGCTGTCAGCATGGATGCAATCAGGGATGAAATCTGGTCTACTTGCTATGCACTGCAGAATTCACTGAACTCTATTCTGTGCGATGCAGAAATGGACAGTTCTGCGAAGCAGGCCGCAATGGAAACAAGCACAGAACAGTTTGCAGAAGCTATGAAAGGATATATCCCGAACTGGGCTTCTGGCACAGCGACGAATATCAGAAAGAATCTGGCTACACCAGATGAAACAGATCTTCAGATGGTTATGAAAGCACATAAGAATCTGACAGATATTATTGAAAAATCAAACGAAGATAATGAGAAAGGGGAATTGGAAGACATGCTTAAAATCAACAAGTCTAAAATGACCGCAGAAGAAAGAACTGCGTATGATGAACTTATCAAAAAATATGCAGTAGAAACAGAAGAACAGACAGAAGAACCGGTTGGAAAGAGTGCACCTAAAGCGGAGGATCCGGATATTGTAGATGATTCCGAAGTTACGAAAACTCAGAAGTCAGTAACACCGCCACCAGCAGCACCTACAACAGAGACAAGTGCAGACACCGGAGATGATATCTACAAAGGATTACATCCTGCTGTAAGAGCAAGATTAGAGGCTCTGGAAAAGAGAGCGGCAGAAGCAGAAGAAAGAGAGCTTCTTGATGTCGCAAAGAAATATGAGATTGTCGGAGAAAAGCCGGAAGAATTAGTGAAAACTCTGAAGTCTTTAAAGGATGCAGGCGGAACCGCATACAATGATATGATTAGCGTTCTGGACAGAAGCGTTGATATGGTTGAGAAGTCTGGCGTATTTAGCGAAATTGGGAAGTCCTTCTCAGGCAATCCTGTAGCATCTATTAAGAAGTCTGCAGCAGAAAGTAAGATCGATACTATTGCAAAGGGATATATGGAAAAAGACTCTGCTCTGACATATAATGCAGCTCTTGCAAAAGCGTGGGAGGATCATCCAGAACTCTTGGATGAATATGAAGCAGAAGCGGGCTATTGAGAAAGGAGTGAAGAAAGATGGGTACAAACTTTAACGGAACAATGATCAACCAGTCTGTGACTATCGCAGAAAAGGCAGGAGCTGATATTGCAGATGTCCGCAATCTTATTCTGAAATATGATGAAGATGGAAATGTAGTGATCGCCGCAAACGGAACAGCACCCCTGCTCGGCTTATCTATTATCGAAGGTGGCTACAACGATATTTCTGGTGCTGAATCAGGAAAAGTAAAGAAAGGTGATGATCTTGAAATCCAGATCAAGGACATTGGCTATGCAATTGCGTCTGCGGAAATCAAAAAAGGACAGGAAGTCACAGCCACCACAGGTGGAAAGGCAGCAGTAGCTAAAGCGGGAGAGTACGTGATTGGTGTTGCCCTCAATTCTGTGTCTGCCGGAGGATACAGCAGAATCCAGATTGCAAAATATCAGAAAGCAAAAGCGTAAAGGAGGAATGTAAACATGAGAAATACAACAGCGGGAATTAAGGCTGAAATCGCAAAAGGCGTGTTCAGACCCCACACAGCACTTACTAACATGGCACTGGCTTATTACCAGAATGCCAGCAATTATTTCGCAAAAGCTCTTTTTCCAACCTGTCCGGTAGGTCTTTCTTCTGACAATTACTACATTTTTAGCAGAGAAGATCTCCTGAGAGATAACTGGCAGAGAAAACCGGCATATGGCAAAGTTGACCCGACAACAATTGGCGAAAGCACTGACAACTATGTCTGCAAAGTAGATCAGATGATTATGGGTATCGACCAGATTCGCCAGACCGACCTTTCCAGACGTCAGGGTCCATCTATCATTCAGCCTAAACAGCAGCGCACTAGAACAATTGCAGAACAGGCTAACATCCACCAGGACCGTTTGTTTGCAGCGAGCTATTTCAAAGAAGGAGCATGGAAGAACGAACTTGAGGGTGTTGATAACACCACTCCAAGCACAAACCAGTTCATTAAGTTCAGCAATGCAAATTCTGACCCTATTGCATTTATCGACAAAGAGAAGACCGACATGAACCAGCAGACAGGTCGCATGCCGAATCGTCTTGGTCTTGGTATTAATGTATTTAATGCTCTGAAAGTACATCCGGGCATCCTCGAAAGGGTTAAATACGGTGGAAGCACCGCAAATCCGGCATCTGTAACAGAGAATGTGCTTGCGCAGTTGTTTGGAGTTGAAAAGATTGTAGTGCTTAAATCCATTATGAACAGTGCAAGCATGGGCGCAGATGAAGAAATGCAGTATATCGGAGATCCGAACGCATTTCTACTGGCTTATGCAACTAACGCACCGAGTATCGATGAACCGTCTGCAGGTTATATCTTCACATGGGATATGCTCGGCAATGGACAGATGCTTCCGATCCTGAACTATCTTGGAGAGAATGGCACACATACTGAGTACATTGAAGGTCTTATGGCGACAGATATGAAGAAGACATCTGACGATCTTGCAAGATTTTATAAAGCTGCAGTTTAAGGAGGAACCTATGAAACTTGTTGCAAACAAGCCATGCAATCTGAATGGAAAGAAATATTTCATCGGTGAAGAAGTCCCGGTTGAAGAAGTGGTTGATTACGCCAGTTTAGTAAAGATGGGGCTGTTATCAGTGATTCATGACGCTGTTCCGGAGGATAATCTTGAAGAATGTGTTGCTATGGTAGGAGAGGTAAGCTTTTCTATTCCAATTGTCAAAGGTCACGAGACGATTGATTTGGACGTTACAGAGCCTCAGATGCAGGATGCAGTAAAAACTATGCAGATGAGTGCAGATGCTGCTGTAGCTCATATTAGAGGGAATATTGAGGACGATACAACGCTTATTATCATCAATGCTCTTGACTCCAGAGCAACCGTAAAAAAAGCAGCAGAGTCAAAAGCCAAAAATCTCATTGAACAGGAAGAAAGTAAAGGTGATGCCTGATGGCAGGAACTTATACATATGAACCTGCCATGATCACATCGTATGGGAAAGATCGAATGAGGTTTGAACTTGGAGATGTGATGGTAGATGGAAAAGAGAGAACTTGTGCATTGTCAGACGAGGAATACATCGTTTTGTGTGATGATGTTCAGTCTGCGAAAGATTGGAAACGGGCAAAATTAAAGTGCCTTGAAAGTATATTTCGCAGGTTTTCTTTTGAACCTGATACAACAGTTGGCCCTACCTCATTCAAATTTGGTGATAGGGCTAAATTGTGGCAGGAAGAATATGAGAAGCTGAAGAAAGACCTGAAACTTGCTTCTGTATCCCCATCGGCTATTCTGATGAATGCCGGAGATACAAGCAAACAGCCAGTGCCATATTTCTACAACGGAATGATGAGCCATGAAGAAAGTGATGGTGTAGATATATGATTAGTCCATTTGGCTTGATGTATCTAAGACCGGGAAATTTATGGACAGATTTTGTGGTAAGACGAAAGAGCATTCGCAACATACTCGGACATCCTGTGTCAGATTTTGAAGCGAAAGGCGAGATATCAGGAATACTTGCTGAAGCATCTACACATGAATCTGACCGAATGAAACACAGGTGGGATCAGGAACAGCATTCCTTAACCCACACTCTTGTTATCCGAGATTCTGCAAATGTAAAGCAGGGAGACTATCTAACTACCGCAGGAAGAACCTTCCTCGTTCTCTTGTGTGAGGATCCCGGAAACCTTGGAGCAACTGGCTTAATATATCTTGAAGAAAGGAATGATCTGAAATGACGCCTGCCGAAGCAGCAGAAGCAGTAAAAGTTCAAGTTCAAACAGACAAGGAACGGATAGAGCAGCAGGTGATCGCAAGATATCCAAGGGCTTCAAATGCCCTTAGAAATGCTGCATTATCTGTACTGGCAAATCCAAGCCCGTCAGCTCCGGGCAGTCCACCGGGTGTTCGGAGCGGACATTTAAAAAATAACTGGCATATGAGCGGCGGTGCGGTATGCATTACTTCAGGTATGGGATATGCTGGCTATCTGGAACATGGTACCAGAAAGATGGCGGCCCGTCCTTTTGTTGACAAAATACAGCAGACGGCATTACCGAATGTTATGGCTATATTTGCAGAAATCGGAGGTTGATATGCTTATTGATCACATTGAACGAGCAGAATTTAATGCGGAGGAAATGCGAAGAGGAACTCTCGTCTTTGCAAAACATAAAACATGGAAAGAGGGAATCTCAGGTATTGTTTATCGCGCTTCTGCGGAACAGATTACAGTAATGTATCCGAATTCTCTGACAAATACCCAAAATCATTTTTTTATACCAGTTTCAGAAGTTTATAAAAATGAGTGGGAAATAAGATATTCGGGCGATGGTCTTCGTACTGTTCAGGAATACAAGGAGGCTGCGGATGAATCTTAGCGAACTGATTTTTAAACGTCTCTCTGCAGACGAAAATTTGCAGACAATGCTTGCTACATATGCCGGAGCACCTGCAATATTTGATTCTGAGTTTCCGGCAGACCAGCAGGAAGGATGGGAAGGAGCCACGCAGTATCCGAGGATATGCTACCGTATCGATATGCAGGTCAATCAGGAACGATCATCGGCGGGAACCTTGTATGTTGCAATGTATACGGATAAAACCAGTACGATAATTGAAGATATTGAAACAGCTGTGAAGCACTGTCTTCAGGACGTCCTGATGAAGCCGGCAGGAGAAGCACCGTTTTGCGTGGCGTGGGCGCGCACAGAATCGTATGCGATTGAGGGAAAAGAGGTGTGGTGCAAAGAAATGGCATTTGACATCCTCGAATACCCCGAACAGTTCAGCACGGATCCTGATCCGGTTCTTGCGGTAGCTGCGTATATCAAAAAGATATTTCCAGAGACAACAGTGCTTGGCATAGACAATGTTGGAGATTTTGTCGAAACATCAAGAACTCCCGTGTTCTATTGCAGATTGGCAAATATACAGCATACGACAGGGCATTGTATGAATACGATTTCATGGTTTGTAGGGAAGATTGCTGTACATTTGATTTATCCGGGAGCTGGCACAAGGTTAAAGACACTTGCATCTATCAATCAGAAGGTAGCCATAGATGAGGAGATAATCATGCTGGATGATTCCCCTATGACTATTCAGGGATTAGAACTGAATAATAAGTCAGATTACCTCAGAGAGGGACAGCTGACTATAACTGGTAAATATGGATGTCTCAGATGCAGTGTGAAAAAACATAATATTGCAAGAATAGGCATGGAATTCACAAATTGAAAGGAGAAGCAATGGCAGAAACAAAGAAAACAAATGCTCCGGAAGAAACAAAAGAAGTTCTTCCGGCAGAGAAAGAAACGGAATATGGGGTAGATGAGCTGATTGCCGCACGCGATCAGCTTTTTTCTTGCCCTGATTGCGCGATGGTGGCACTGAAACTGTCAAAAAAGAAAAGCATGACTGTTTCAGAAGCTGAGAAGCTTGTCGAAGAATTTATGAAGAAGGAGGTCAAATAATGGCGGAATATTTCCAGATTCCTGAAGTAGGTACAAAAGTTCGACCAGGAAGTTATTTCAACGTAGATAAGAATGGTGACGATGATTCTTTCGGGGCAATTGACGGAGTTGTTGTAGCTGTGTTTAAAGCAACGTTTGGACCAGTAGATAAAGTAACAGTCTTAGAGAGAGGAGACGATTACACAACAATCTACGGAGATGGATTAACGACTGACCTGATTCGTGAAGTTCTGTATGGTGGTGCAAAGAAAGTTATTTGCTGTCGCCTTAATGGAACGGGCGGAGCTGTGGCGAGCGTAAGTCTTGCAGCTGCAACTGGAAAAGTTAAGATCACAGCAAAACATCCAGGAGAGATGCCATTTTCTGTAACTATTAGAAACCGCTTAACTGACAAAGACAGGAAAGAATGCATTATCTATACAGGAACTACTGAATTTGAAAAAGTATATTTTTCAGCAGGCGATAATGAAGCTGCAAGTCTTGTAAGTGCTTTTGCAAATTCAAAGAATTTCACGGCTAATCTTGAAGAATCTGCAAAAGGAATCATGACTAATGTGAATCAGACAGCGTTTACAGGAGGAAAGAATCCTACAGTAGCAACTGCCAATTATTCAGCTGCTTTTTCACAGGCAGAAAAATATTTCTTCAATACAATTTGTGTTGATACAGAAGATACAGCAGTACATGCGCTGTTACAGGCATTTCTGGACAGAATTTATGAAACCAGTCAGTTTGGGATTGGAGTTGTTGCAGAGAAAGATAACAAAGATTTAGACGAAAGAATGAATGCGGCAGCAGGATTTGATGGTGAGAATATAGTTTATGTTCTCAATCCAAAAGTCTTTATCAATGAGGGAACTCTGGATGGATATCAGACTGCCGGCTTGATTGCTGGACTTATTGCAGCAACTCCTGCAAATCAGGCAGTGACTCATATGGTGATTACTCGATATGTAGATCTTGTAGAACCGCTTACAAATACTCAGATTATAAAAGCGGAACTGAAGGGATGCTTGGTTCTTAGTAAGTCTACAGAAGATGAGGTATGGATTGATGCTGGAATCAATACACTGATTAATCTTCCGGATAACAAAGATAAAGGTTGGAAGAAAATCCGCCGTGTAAGAACAAGATATGAGTTATTGTACAGAGCAAATGCCCAGTCCGACGCTTTAGTTGGAAAAGTCGATCCTGATAAAAATGGAAAAGCCACTATTATTGGAAAAATTCAGGGAATTATCAATGCCATGATCAAAGAAAAAAAATTAACAGCAGGAACAGTAACTGAGAGCACGACTTATATTGCAGACGCAGATAACTGTTATTTTGACCTTGATATCATTGATAAGGATTCTGCGGAACATATTTACTCATTCTATAAGTTTAGATTCAGTACCAATGCAGAGTAAAGGAGGAAAGGTGAATGTTAAATACAAGTGCTGCAACAGACGCGAGACATAGTCGTTCAGGTAAAGATGCCATGCTTTACAATGCAGATGGGGTTCCGTTTGCGCAGGTAAGCAGTTTTCAGTCGAAAACATCTTTTAATAATACCAAATATCAGCCATTAGGACAGAACAGAGAACTGGAAACAAACAATACTATTGGAGTCACGATTACAATTTCGGAGATCGTTGTTCTGGATGGCGAATTATTCAACAATGTTGTTAGTGCGGTAAATAAAGGAGAAAGCCCGGTTATGACTTTAGATGGAGTTATTGAAGGGCGTAATGGCTCCCAGGAACGCATTACATATCGTGAATGTATCTTTAGCGGTGACCAGGATCTGCAGAATGTAAGTACAGGAGATACATTATCAAGATCTTATAATCTGCACTGCAACGGGGAAGTAGAACCCCGTTCATCACTGACAATTTGATATCTGATCAACACAAGGGTGGCTAAAACTGGCCGCCCTTATTTTATAAACGGAGGAAAATAATACATGGCAAGAACTGCAAATATCGAAAATGAAGAACTGAAAACAACTGAAATTGATATGACAGAAGCTGAGGCAGATGAAGCATTAAAAGCTGATATGGCGGCAAATGAAGTGGATTATCTGGC